TTCATGCATGTATGAATCAACGGTACCTGGCGGTGCGATTTATGTATGTCACGCTGACAGTGCTGGCAATGACTTTCGTGGTGCTATGGATGCAGCGGGTTGGAGCATTCGTCAGTGCCTTATCTGGGTGAAAAATCAATTTGTGCTCGGTCGACAGGATTATCAATGGCAGCATGAGCCTATCCTTTATGGTTGGAGACCAGATGGAGCACATCAGTTCTTTGGTGGGCGCAAGCAAGGTACAGTCTTTGATAATGACTCACCAGTGGTGTTGCAGCAAGATGGAGAAGATACTTTAATCTGTATTACTATCGGCGGCGAACAAATGGTGATTAAAGCAAAAAGAGCTGAGGTGATCTCTAAGGCAAACGATGCGCTCATGACCACATGGCATTTTGAAAAGCCGCTTCGTAATGGTGAGCATCCAACAATGAAGCCAATACCGCTCTGCGCACGTGCTATTCAAAACAGTAGTCGTCCTGATGAGTTGGTTTTAGATTTGTTCGGTGGCAGCGGCAGTACGCTCATGGCTGCAGAACAAACCAATCGCATATGTTACGTTATGGAATTTGATCCCATTTATGTAGATGTTATTATTAGGCGTTGGGAAGAATTTACCGGACAAACTGCGGTAAAGCTATCTTGATGCCTGATTTTGCATAGAAAAAAGACAGGTACATTTTGCACCTGCCGACGAAACTGGGCGGTAAATAACAGGAAAAGACTACAGGCAGTAGAAACACACTGTTATTTGCCGTACAAGTGTTCGCTAATCTCATTATAAAGGAGATTGGTGAACATGACCAGTAAAAAATTTGTAATAGGAGAAAATCAAGAAGAACTTTTGCGAGAATATCTGGCCGAAGATGAGCTGCAAAGACAAGAAACGAAAGAAAAGTATCGTAAACTTGTACAAGCTGGGATTGCAAAGTGGATTTCGGATTTTCAAAAGGGAAATATTGTTATAAATTCTGTGGCGGATTTACGCCAGTTAATTGAAATGGATTTACAGCTGCAGAAAGACGATGAATAGCTGTATTTTGCTTTAGGATGGTGGTGGCTATGTAGATGGGAAGAGCAAGGAGTCCGGATCGAGATAAAGCGTTTCAGCTTTGGCAGGATAGCGGTGGAAAAAAGCTGCTTAAAGACATTGCTGCAGAGCTAAATCTTACAGATTCAAAAATTCGTAAATGGAAAACGGTAGATAAATGGGACGAAAAAATAAAGGAGCGCTCCCATTCAAATAAGGGAGCGCTCCAATTGGGGAAAGGGAGCGCTCCACTAAAACAGGGAGCGCAGCCTGGCAATAAAAATGCAAAAGGGCATGGTGCTCGTCCTGGTAATAAAAACGCGATTGGTAATCAGGGCGGAGCACCACCACGCAATACGAATGCTGTTGCTACGGGTGAATATCAGACCATTTGGCTTGATATGATGGATGAAACAGAACAAAACCTGCTTGCAGTTATTGATACAGATCCAATTGCGCAGATGGATGAAGATATCCGGCTTTTAACGTTTCGTGAGCGCCGCATGCTGCAGCATCTCAATGAGTTGAAAGACCAAAACGAATTGGTCGAAACCAAAACAATGTATGAGGTTAAGAAAGTTCCAATCATTACAGAGGTCTATGATGATCGTACGGGACTGGTCCGCCAAGTTAAAACCTATAAAGAAGAAAAATCAATGGTTGCGCATGAAGAGCATAAAAAAATGTTAATCGGTCAAATCCTTCGTGTGGAAGAAGCTCTGACGCGTGTGCAGATGGCTAAAACTCGGGCAATTGAGAGTAAGCACAGGATATTGATGTCAGGGGACCAGAACAGCGATACTGATCATGTAGAAATTATTGATGATACAGGAGGATGTGAAGATGCAGATCAGACTAAGTGAAATCATGGTGCCAGCTTTTCAAAAAGTGCACAGGGATGTTAAACTTCATCAGCATACACATTACTGGTTGAAAGGTGGACGTGGTTCGACAAAATCTTCCTTTATTAGTATAGAAATTCCTCTTTTGTTATTGAAACATCCCCATGTACATGTTGTTGTTTTACGGAAAGTGGCCAATACGTTAAGAACCAGCGTATATCAGCAGATGCAGTGGGGAATTGAACAGTTAGGGCTTACTGGTAAATTTAAGTTTAAGACAAGCCCGTTAGAAATTACGTACAAAAAGACAGGACAAAAAATTCTGTTTTTTGGCGTTGATGACAAGACAAAAATAAAATCAATTAAGATGCCGTTTGGGTATATTGGAATTACCTGGTATGAGGAACTGGATCAATTCAGCGGGATGGAAGAAATTCGGAATTTAAACCAATCCTTAATGCGTGGTGGTAAAGAATTTTGGTGCTTTAATTCATTTAATCCACCTAAAAGCCGTGATAATTGGGTAAATAGTGAGCAGCTGGTTGATAATTCAGACCGTCTGGTTAGTCATACAACGTATTTGCAGGTACCTGTAGACTGGTTGGGAGAACAATTTTTCTTAGAAGCTGAAAAGCTCAAGAGCAGTCGTGAAGAACTTTATAAACATGAATATCTTGGTGAGGTAACTGGTACAGGCGGTAATGTGTTTGAAAATGTTGAAGATATGCGTATGAGTGATGAACTTATCGCAAGCTTTGACCATTTGCATTACGGCTTGGATTTTGGCTTTGCCGTAGATCCATTGGCATTTAATGCGATGCACTATGACCGAAAGCATGAAATACTGTGTATTTTTGACGAAATCTACCAGCAGAAGCTCAGTAATAAGCGGGCTGCTGATAAAATAAAACAAATTGCCGGTTTACACCGTATTGGTGCAGATAGTGCCGAACCAAAGTCCATAGCTGAAATAAAAGGCTATGGGCTTAATATTTATGGTGCAAAAAAAGGTCCGGACAGTGTTGAATATGGAATCAACTGGCTGCAGGAGCGAGCAAAAATTTATATCGATAAGCATCGATGTCCGAATACTTATCGTGAATTTGTAAATTACGAGTATGAGAGAAATAAAGATGGACAGTTTATTTCGGCTTATCCGGATAAAAACAATCATAGTATTGATGATGTCCGTTATGGCATGGAATCAGAAATGAGAGAAAAGAATTACAGCTTTTAAGGGGGTGGGAAATTGTTACAGGGAATATTTGCGCAGCTTGGCCCAGGTGCAGATCAGCCGGGAGACGCTATTCGTGAAGGTGCATCAAAAAACTTATCGGATACAGATTTTTTAGCGGCAGAAGCGGTAAAATGGCTGCATGGGAGCCGAAGAAAGTTCCAGCTCAAGGGCATGGCGTATTATGAGTATAATTATGATTTTTCCGACCGTACAGAATATACAAAAGATCCGGATGGTGCGCCAGTAAAGGTGGATACGAAAAAGCATTTGCATGTTATCGATAACCAGTATGCGAATATGGTGGATCAGAAAGTAAACTATATTCTTGGCAAGCCGTTCTCATTGCAGACGAAAAATGAAAAATATACGGATGCTTTGAACCTTGTATTTGATAAGACCTTCAAGCGTATGCTGCATAGTGTTGCCGCAGATGCATTGAATGGTGGAATTGCCTGGGTACATCCGTATTATAACAATGAAGGGGAACTTGTATTCAGAAACTTTCCTGCACATGAGATTTTTCCGTTTTGGGCAGATGATGGGCATACAGTGCTTGATATGGCCATCCGGTATTATACTTCTATCGTCTATGTTGACCGTACAGAAACAACAGTGCAGCATATTGAAGTATATTCGCGCGATGGGATTCAGCGATATATATTATCTGGTGGAAAGCTTATTCCAGATAAGGACCTGCCGGAAATTGCTTATGCATCCGCAAAAGATGATGATGGCAATGATGTAAAACTGTCCTGGGATAAAATTCCGTTGGTTGCATTCAAGTACAACCAGCATGAGATTCCTTTGATTCGGCGTGTGATGAGCCTTCAGGATGCCTTGAATAATACGAGATCCAGTTGGAGTGATAGTATGAACGAGGATATTCGGGATGTCGTTCTTGTTCTGAAGAATTATGATGGTGAGGATATTGCAGATTTTCGAAAAAAGCTCATGTTGTACGGTGCAGTAAAAGTTACAGATGATGGCAGTGTAGATACGCTGCGTATCGATCGGGATTCCGAAAGCTATACTACATATCTAAAGGACATGAAGCGTGCACTTATTGAAAATGCCCGCGGTTTTGATGCAAAAGATGATCGTATGGCCAACAATCCAAATGAAATGAACCTGCGGTCTATGTATTCCGATATCGATTTGGATGCGGACACTATGGAATTGCAGTTTCAGGCAGCCTTTGACCAGCTTCTCTGGTTTGTAGATCAATATCTCGCGACGGCTGGACGAGGAGACTTTTCGAAAGAAGAAGTCGTATTTACCCTTGACCGCAATATGATTGTGAACGATGCGGATACCATTAATAATATCAAAAACAGTGCTGGTGTTGTATCAGAGGAAACTCTGCTGGCACATCATCCCTATGTTTCAGATGTGCAGGCAGAACTTGATCGAAAGAAAAAAGAACAGCAACAAAATCCCATGCTGCAGAATTATCCAGCAGGCAATACTGACACGGCAGGTGGAGTGGAATGAAAACATCTGATTACTGGCAGCAGCGCTTTGAACAGCTGTCAGAATCCCTCTTAACCACGGGTGAACGTTATTATTATGAGGAAGTCGAAAAACAGTTCCGGCTTGCAGCACGGGAGCTTGAGAAGGAAATATCGATGTGGTATAAAAGGCTGGCCTTAAATAATGATATTTCTATGATGGAAGCAAAAAAACTCTTGACTAGCAATGAACTGCAGGAGTTCCGATGGTCCGTCGAGGAGTATATTAAACGTGGTAAAAAAAATGGGATCACCGGCAGGTGGGAAAAAGAACTTGAGAATGCTTCAGCCCGTGTACACATATCACGTCTGGATGCCATGAAACTGCAGATGCAACAGCAAATGGAAGTTCTCTATGGCAATCAACTGGATAGCTTGGATAAGCATTTTTCAGATGTATATTCGCAGAGTTTTTATCGTTCTGCCTATGAAATCGATAAAGGTATTGGTGTGGGAACGCAGCTCAGTCAATTAGATCCGGACCGTATTCGTGATGTTTTGTCGAAACCATGGGTATCTGATGGTCGGAATTTTTCGGATCGGCTATGGCGCGATAAAGATTTGCTTTTAAATACTTTGCAGACAGAACTTACACAGGCGACCATTCGGGGAGAACCTTTGAATAAGGTCGTGGATCTGATGGCTGAAAAATTGAATGTCGCAAAGTCGGCCGTAAGCAATCTGGTTATGACGGAAACCGCTTTTTTTGCTTCAAAAGGGCAGCACGACTGTTTTGAGCGTCTGGACGTCAAGAAATATGAGTTTTTGGCCACGCTGGATCGTCGGACTTCAAGAACCTGTCAGCATATGGATAAAAAGACTTTTCTACTCAAGGAGTATAAGACGGGTACCAATGCACCGCCGATGCATTGTCGGTGCCGTTCCTGTATCGTTCCATATTTCGGGGATGAGGAAGAGCATGCAGATATGCGAGCCGCTCGCGATGAAAACGGTAAAACAAAGATGGTATCAGCAAAGCTGTCTTATCCGGAGTGGAAGAAAAATTTTGTAAAGCCGGAAACACAGGAGATTTCTAAAAAAACGATTGCTGAAAGCAAGGAAGAAAAGTATAATAAAGGCATAGAAGAAACCTATAAAAAGGCACTTGCTTTTGGTAAGCGAACAGGCAATGAGGGCTTGTACTGGCTGGATGAAAAAGGTGCCAGTGCTTATCCGGATTTGACAGGAAATAGTAATTCAGTCCAACTTACGCAGGATTTAGTTGATTTCATATCCAAAGCACCGCCTCGGAGTCTTACCAGTATTCATAATCATCCCGGGAGCTCTGCATTTTCGGATGCCGATCTTAGCATCATGTGTCAGTATCCGAGTATAGATTGTCTTCGTGTAATCGGTCACGATGGAACAGAGTATTATGCAAGTGTTGGCGATGGAGAACGACCGGAATATAGGATATTAAAAGCCACTTATGAAAAAGCCATTCAGGACCTTATGGAGTTTTTTAAACCCAAGGTGCAATCTGGTGAATTAGACAAGAAAAGCGCGTGGAAAGAACATACGCATCAGGCTATAGCCAAAGTAGCTGAAAAATTCAAATGGAAGTATGAAAGGACGTTGCCAGATGAAAAATGATCGTGTATACGTTCCGGATGAGCCGCCTAGTCCTTATGATACGGATGGGGAAAAAGCTTATCGAGAACATCGGCAGAAAACAG